CGCGTGAAGCGGGGGGGGTGTGAGGAGACTCCTTAGCGGGGTGTTATGGGCCGTTTTCATCGTCGTGGCATCTTGTGCTTATCCCTGCGAGCGTTGACATGGGGGAACATCCCGACCGCGTCGGAGTTCACGAGCCGCTGCATATCCTTCGCGCGGCTTCGCATCCAGAAGTGCGAGCGGCCATACATCCTGCCGATCGTGCGCGAGTCCAGGCAACCGGGCAGGGACAGCGACCAGCGGATGAGCTCGACGTGCCGGCGGAAATGGAAGTTGTCCGAGTAGGCCAGCGCGTCGATGAAAGCCTTGAGCATCACGCCGACGTGATCGCGCGATATGAACGCGTCGACTTCCGTGCGCACGAGCTGGCCGTCACGCGTCGCCCATGCCGGATGATTGGGGTCGATGTCGAAGACGTGCTTGCTCGGCACCATCTCGCGGTAAGGCAGCACGCCCGACTCTCGCATCTTCTCCTGTGCTTTCTTGGGCTGAGAGAAGAACCACGCGTCGAACGACTTGGCCTCATTGGCCGGAGCGGTCAGGTCGTTAAGCCTAGCGCGTGTCACGTATCAACCATTCAAGGATGTTTCCGTCGGAGGCAACTGGCAAAGATTAAGTCACCCTAAGCCTATTGCTGGTATCATTTTTGTACTGAAGATGAACATTCTTCCAGATGCGCGCCTTTGACCCTTTAACTTTTCCGTCTTTTACCAGCAAAAAACAATCATCCATCATCCATTGAGCAAACCATGCCGGAGTAATCTCGATGGCTGCGTTTTTGCTGATGTATTCCGCACAATTGGCGATCAGTTCCTTCCTGGTTATCTTCATCGGAAAAGACTCCAAAGCCGCATGAACGTGCGACGCCATGAACGGACCGTAAAAGTGTTCTTGTTTGGCCATGTCAGATGTTCTGGCAAAGGTTGCGGTACTCCATGCGCTCATCGTCAAACCTGACGAGGCCCTGCTTGATTATTCTAGCCAGGACTGATGCCGGCTTGGTCTGGCTGAACTGATCCATCGACTTGGCGATGCCGTCGAGCAGCTGGCGCTTGGTCAGGAACGAGTCCTTGTTACCAAGCCACCTTGCCCACCAGTCCTTGTTTGTCTTGGCCTTGTCTCGCATGGCTTTCGCGCCGGACCTAGAGCGCTTGAGCATTCCTTCGCGATCTTCGTTCCATCGTTTCTTCATTCGCAGTCTGAACGCGATCTGGCGTCCGATGTTTGGGTTTGGGTTTCTCATGTCGGTTGGGGGGTGAAATGTATTTTGTATTTTGCATCTCAGGCGAGGGCCGCCCTGCCGTAAGGCGTAGGGCTAGGCATCTCGCTGTTCTATGGCCTATCCCGTAAGGGATGGCCTAGAACCATGCAGTCTTTTAAGTTATCTCCAAAGTCTCGTTATAGGGTTTGTTAATGTTGCCAAGATTGGAATGCGTATAAGCCGTTTCAAGACCTTTTGTTCTTTATTGGCTGTCTTGCTACGGACTATCTGACAGAACGCCTTGGCGACCCCTTGGCGGGGCTGGAATCGCTATGCCTTAGGGAGACCTCGGTGCCAGTCTGGGAGGGGGGCTGACTGTATTCCCAGCGGATGACCCCTTTCTCGGCGGCGTGGCGGATGTGGATTTCGCCCTTGAACTGCCCTTCCGCGTCCTTGAGCCCGGAGCGGTTGCGGCGCTTGGTCAGGCCGAACTTGTAGATCGGCTCCTCGCCTTGGCAGCGGAACAGGACGGCGACCTCGCGGAAATAGTTGGTGAACTCCGACGACCCGAGGCCGGCATAGGCCAGGTCGGCCACGGTCTGACCCTCCTTGTCGGACGCGGCCCGAGGCTTCCCGGTGTGGTGCATGGCGACGAGGACGGCGCCCGTCTCCAGGAGGATGGGGGCGAGGTCATGGCGCAGGAACTTGGAGGCTTGCTCCTGATCGGAGACGTCGATGCCGGCGAAGGACAGGAGCGGGTCGACGAAGACGATGTCCGCCCGGTGTTCACGGACAAGGGAAGCCAAGGCTTCGGTGAAGGCGGTCCCCGTGCTGACGGTGTCGCGGAAGATGGCCATGCGTTCCTTGAGGTCGGCCCGTTCGTCGCCGTCGAGGTAGGCGCCGGTCACCACGTCCTGCAGGGCTTCGCTCACGTCCCCTTCGTCGTTCTCGGCTTGGAGGATGACGGCCCGCAGGGGCTTGGCGGGCTTGATGCCGAAGAAGTCCCTGCCCAGGCACCAATGGACGGCGGCCTGCATCATCAGGGAGGACTTGCCCGTGCCGGACTGCCCGACGATCAGGAGGGAGCCGCCCTTGCAGAGCCAGCGGTTGCCGATGACGGCGTTGGGGTCGTCCTTGCGGTCGAAGCCCATGAGCCTGTCGAAGTCCATGCGCTTCGGGCCGTGCCTGACCTTGGAGCCCTTGCGCTTCTCGACGAGGCGGGCATAATGGTCGAGCAGGACGTCGGGGTCGGTGGTCGGGTCGAGGGCGTGTCCTGCGAGGTCGGCGGCTTCACGCAAGGTCGCCATGCGCCGGATGATTTCGACGTGTTCGGGACGGTATGCCGAATGACCGCACTCCGTGACCAGGAGCGAGACGGTCAACGCGTCGACGGGCGAGCGGTCGAAGCGCAGCCGTTCGGTGACGGTCAGTTCGTCGGCGGTCTTGCCGTCCAGCTGGAGAGAGCAGATGGCCAGGGCGATGTCGGCGTGGGCGGGCTCGAAGAAGTCGGCAGGGGACAGGTCGGGCGGAAAGGGGAGCGAGTCACGGAGGAGGACGCCGAGGAGGTGGCGTTCCGCCGGCACGTTGTTCGGAGGGGTCATGGCCTCAGATGTTAAAGTAGGTCTGATCGGTGACGCTCTTGGTCGAGTCATATCGCTTAGTCTCTCCCTTTGGATATGGCTCAACCTCATATTTCAGGGCAGACAAAATAACCTTCCTCTGGCTTTTAGATGAAACGATAAAGACATAACGGTGCTTTCGTGGCCTGTCTTCCAAGTAGAAATCATCTCCAAACTTTTCGCGCATAAAGTCGGCCCTATTTTCGTGACCTTTACTCATGTCTGCGATTGTCTGACCGTGAAGGTGCTCCATGCCTTTGACCTTCCAGTCTGTCCTCTTAGCTGAAAGGCCGGTGTAAATAAAATTAGTGGCCTGATAGACGTAGCCAACGTGGCCCTGATTTGTGTCAGCGTATGATACGACAATGCTAGGCTTAGGCAGGTGAGAAAGCGATTTACCTACAATCATTGAGGCTAAGTTCTTTCTGCTTTCACAGCATAGACGATTGAGTTCTAAGACGCTTGATGACCATTCAGGTCCACACACGCCGTCTCGAAGCGGAGAGGAAGATGGGCACCCGTATGTGACGACGCCGATCATGTTCTGCCCGTCGAAGGCCGCGAAGGCGTGAGAGATTGGGCAGAGTCTTTTTGCGTAATGCTTATTAAGAAGCCATGGATGAACGTCAGCAGGGTCTACCCGTCTGACAACGATGTTGTCTAGGTTTGGCATTGGAAGAGAGGGTTGTGGGTGTGGGGGCGTGGGTGCCCTTGGTCAAGATGCTTTGCGGTAAAGACGAAGGATGTCGGCCTTGCGATAGTAGGCGTTGCGGTGCAAGCCGATGATGCCACGAGGGGTCTTGAAGTAACGCGGCCTGAGTCCTGCCCGGAAGACGCGGCCACGGATGGCGACGTCGGACACGCGCAGCTCGACGGCGAGGTCGACGATGCGGACCCAGCCCTTCGGCACGGCGTCGGCTTCGTGGCGGTGCAGTCCTTCGGAGGCTTCGCGGATCGTGCGGTAGGGCGGCAGGGGGCGGTAGACGTAAGCCTTATGGCATTGTCCGGTGTCGGCCTTGAACTGATGGGCCATACGCTCGAGGAGTCCGCGTCGGGCTAGGTCGGCGGCCCTGGACGAAGCGTTGCGGACGTGGGTGAGCCGTAGTTCCTGCCTGATCTGTTCGACGGTGGACCAGCCCTTCGGGGGCGGGATGACGTGCTCGTGGCGCAGCGCCTCGAGGAGGCGGGCGGGGTCGAAGCGTCTCATCGCTTCTTCGGCGTGTAGACCTTGAGGTCGGTGGTCCAGACCCATTTGGAGCCGACGCGGTGGACGAGCCAGACCTTCCAGTCTTGCCCGTCGACCCATCCTGCGGCGAAGCCTGAGCCCCATCGGGAGGTCGCTAGGCGATGCGAAGCGTAGGCCATGGCGTCCTTCTGGCAGAGACAGCCGGCGGAGAAAGCGGCGCCGCCTTCGTGCTTGGTCAGGTTGACCTGGCTCAAGGTGTGGGTGTGCCCGTGAATCAGGGCGCCGCCTCGGTCGGCGTAGTGTTTGCCCTGTTCCGGGGTCGCGTTGACGCCGTGGGCGTAGCCGTGGATGAAGGCCACCGGGCCGAGGCGATAGACGCCCTTCTCGGCGTGATAGGGCAGGATGGTCTTGGCGCCGCAGGCCTTGGCGGACGTGCGGATGCGGGCCTCGAGGTCGGCGCAGTAGTCACGCACCAGGGCGGAGCCGGATGTATGCTGGAGGGCGTGGGCGCGGTGCTCGTGGTTGCCCATCAGGTAGACGGTGGGCTTGGTCTTGGCGAGGAAGTCCTCCCCGGCCTCGATGTCCGCGATCAGGGACTCGGCTCCCTCGGCGTCGTTGCCGGCTCCGCGTCGCAGGGAACGGAAGTCGAAGGCGTCCCCGAGATGGACCCGCACGGTGGGCTTGTAGTCCTTGATGAACTCGAGGAGGGCGTCCTGGGCCTCCGGGTCGACCATGTCGCCGTGGTTGTCACCGAAGGCGATGAAGCGGGTGGGCGTGCTCATTTGGTGGGTGGGTTAGGAAGGGGCATCCAATGGGTCGGATTATGCTGATATTCAGCATCATTGAAAAACTGTCCACCAGCCGTTTCTGACCAGTGAGCGACATACTGTTTCCCGTCCTCGAATAGCAGGACATCGGTACCATCCTTCGGGGCTGTCTCGATAGGTTTCCAGTCGCTCATTTGGTGGAGACGTATGGGATGGGCTTCCCGGCGTCGAAGGCTGCCAGCATCTCGTCGCGGCGCTTGCGGGCCGTGGTCAGGTCTTTGCCGATGTTCTCGACGATGTCCTTGCCGCGTCGACGCAGGCGGAACCAATAGCAATCGCCCAGGCGTTGCAGGTGGTGGTTCGGGTTGTCCTCGATGGTCCGCTCCGACTTGCGATGGCCGTGCGAGACGGTGAACTTGGGACAGGCCGCGAGGAAGGCCATGCGCTCGGGCGAGATGCCGATGCGCCGTCCCCAGGCGATGGTCTCGGCGGTCAGAGCCTCCATGACTTCGCGAGGTTGCGCCCTTCCGTCATGATCTGATTCCGGGCGTTCGGCTTGAAGATGTATTCCTGGTCGAACAGGTGGGACGCCCGTATCTCCGCGATGCTGTCGAACTCCTCGTCGTTGGCGGCGCCGACCCCGGCGGTGGAGACGTAGACGGTGCGGACCTTCCAGCCTTTTTCCCAGAGGATGTCCTGGCAGACGCGCAGCTCGTTGATGTAGCGCCAATCGGAGCACACGACGGTCTCGGGGGAGGGCTGGTCGTGGTGCTTCATGACCGGGCACCAGTTGGCGAAGTGGCGGGCGAACACGTCACGGTCAAGACGGCGGGCGAACTTGCCGGCCTCGACGAGGAACTGCCGGTTCTCGACCTTGAAATCTTCGTTGAAGAAGTTTCCGTCGAGCTGGAGGTAGTCGAGGTAGTGGTTCGCGGCCTCCTTGAGGGCGTCAGCGAAGTTGATGTGTTCGGCGGGACGGGTCGACCACTCCAGCAGGCCGTTGGCGAGGGTCGATTTGCCCGCCCTGGCGAAGCCTGCGATCAGGACGAGCGTGGGGGCGGCCATGGGCGGAGGGGCGTCGGTCATCGCTCAGAAGGGCGGGGCCTCGGTGTGCGACTCAGGGACGATGGGCTTCTGTCCGCCCTTGGGGAAGGTCAGCTTGTATTTGAACTGGGGCTTGCCGTTCCATTCGCCGTTCGGGATGGCTTCCACGCCGACGAGACAGGTCTTGCCGAAGGCCGGCTCGCAGTAGGTCATGAACTCGGCGGGGGTCGCGTCGAGGCGCAGCTCTTCGGTGAACTTGCCGGAAAACTTGCCGATGAGCATGGCCAGCGGCTTGGCATACTTGGAGCCGTAGGACTTCGACAGGCAGTTGCCCTGGTCGTCGACGAAGAACAGGCGGGCGGAGGAGGTGCCGTCCTCGTTGTGCTTCACCTTCTCGAACTTGGGCTTGATGAGTTTCAGCTTATAGGTGCCGTTGACTTCGATGGACTTGAGGGGCGGGCGGTCGTTTTGGGGTTCCATGTGTTTGGGAGATTAGGCGAAGGAGATGTTGGTCGCGGCGCTGGGCTTGGCGGCGAGGTCGATGGTGGTGATCTCCTTCTGGTAGCCGGGCCACTCGCCCGAGGCGGTGCAGTCCTTGTAGAGTTTCACGACGCGCTCGAAATCGAAGGCGGCGTTGGTCATGAGTTCCGGGCCGAGCTCATAGACGGCGGTGGCGTAGGGCGGCTCCTTCTCTACGGCGATGAATCGGAAGCCGAGGACGCGGCACTTGAAGGCCGACTCGACGGCGTGGCGGTAGAAGTAGGCCTGGAGGTTGTAGCGGTATTTTCGGACGGCTTGGAGGAAACCCTGCGGGCTGGCATCTTCGCAGGTCTTCAAGTCGTAGATGTAGCCGTCGTCGGAGATGCCGTCGATGGCGCACTTGACCAGGATGTCACCGAGGAAGGTCGTGAACATCACTTCCGTCTTGGAGAGGACGATGCCGTGGTCCTTCATGCAGCCGATCGCGGCGTTGGAGACGGCGTCGACCAAGGCGCCTTCGTCGGCGGTCAGGATGGCCTTGCCTTCGTTGGCGGTGGCGAACTCGGCCCAAGCGGCCTTGCCTTCCTTCGTGCGCTTGTCGACCTCCGGGGCGATGGCGTGGGTGGCGTTGTAGGCGTCGAGCCCTTCGAGGGCGAGCTTGTGGACGGCGGTGCCGACGCGGAGGGCTTTGCTGTCCTCCTTGGTGCGGGCGAGATAGGCCTGGTAATGGGCCGGGGACTTGAGCAGTTCCTTGGCGCCGGATTGGTTCAGCGCTTGGATGCCGTCGTAGATGACGCGTTCGGTGATGAGGTCTGGCATGGTGTGTTTTCTTGGTGGTTGGGTGTTGGTGGGAAAATCAGATGAGGGCCATGATGGCGTCGGCCTGATCGGGGCGACGGCGGGTGATGGCGGTGACGCACATGGCGGAGCCGACCTCGAACCTCACGCAGGCCACAGGGCGGGTGGCGTAGGTCTTGCATCGTCCCGTGCCGGACAGGTTCTCGCATCGGCAGGGCAGTTCGACGAAGGAGCGGAATCCGTGGCGGAACACGGAGCCGCGGGTGCGGTAGAACTCCTCGGAGGTGGGCGTGTCGTCGATGGGGGCCATCAGCGACTCGCAGCAGGCTCCCTTGCACAGCTCACAGGCTGTCATCTTCGGGGGCGGCTTCCTCGAGGCCGGCGGATATGCGGCGCACGTTGTCCAGGGCGGACTCGGCGGCGTTCTCCATCTGTTCGAGGGTGTTGCGCAGGACGCGCAGCTGGACGACGACGACGTGGACGCGATCGTGCAAGGGCTTGACGGCGGCGGACTCGTCGGCGGTATGCACGCTGTCCGTGAATACGCTGAGTTCACCGAGGGCGGACCCGGTGAGTTCGTTCAGGGCGGACAGGTCCTCGACGTGCATCTCGACGCGGGAGGTGAGCGCCTTGACCGAAGCCAGGTCGCCGGTGATGTGTTCGACGAGACGCTGGATGTTGTCGCGGTTGGTCATCGGGTAAAGGTAAGTTCCTTTATCTCGCCCGTGGGAGCAAGCGTAAAGAAGCGGACATCGGAGCGGGCAAGGGACGAGTAGGTCTTGCGCTTCCACGCGTTCAAGTCGGTCAGGAAGTCGGCGTGCTTGCGGGCCGTGAACTCGACGTAGGGATACCCGTCGAGGAACAGAAGCAAGGCGTATTGACCGGGGACGGTCTTGGCGATTGTGGCGATGCCCTTGGGGAGGTTGTTCATGCGGCGGGCTTCCAGCGGTTGCGGTCAGGGTGGAACAGGTGTTACCAGCGGGCTTGGTCGTGGTGCTTGGCGAGGATGACGCGGTCCTGTTCGGAGCGGGTCAGGCCGCGCTTGGCGGGCCGACGGGAGCGTTGCTTAGGGCGGGTCATGGCTGACCTTCCTTGGCCCGCTTCCACTTGGCGAGGGACGCGGTGATGACGGCGCGGGAGATTCCGCAGGTGATCTGGCCGTCGGCCTGCATCAGGTCGCCCAGGACTCGGGCGAGTTCGTCGCCGGCGAAGGTGAGGTTGTTCTCCTTTGCTTCCTTGGCGGCGAGGAGGTTCTGGTTGTGCAGGTTCCGTATGGC